ACTAAGCAGTGGGTGGCTACTCTTGATGCTAGGACTAGGAACTCTCACGCAGCAATGAATGGCGTTCAGGTAAAAATGGAAGAGTCATTCAAAATGCCTAACGGAACAGAGATGCAGTATGTGGGCGATCCAAGCGGAGGCGCTGCAAATATTATTAATTGCCGTTGTGCAATAGTTTATGTGGATGCTGATGATGAGGTATCTGATAGCAAAGTTGGCGAACCATTAGCTGAAAGCACATCAGATGACTTTGATCCAATAGAAACTGATGAGTTTGGTAGGCCGCAAAACAATTTAACTCAAGCCGAATTTATGAAGAAGTTTGGGGGTTTGGGAATAATAGAACAAAGAGGGAAGGCGGATGCAGCCGTTTCTAGACTCAATCAAAAGTTAGCAGCGACAGAGGAAACATATGGCGTTATAAAAAATGTTGCACGTTATCAAGGCAGGAATGCAAAAAACTTTTATAAAATAGATAAGGTAACAAAAGTTACGAGTTATGAAGAGCCTTTGCTTCCAATAGCATTTGAAAGAGTAGTAGATGAATTAAATGTTTTAACAGATAAGTTTAAAGTCCCAAGGCTTAGAGGTTTTACGGGAATTAATAGAGGGAGATCTTTGGCTAATATGGGTGATGGGGTTATGGGTATAAACTCAAAGTTCATAGGAGATTTAGAAACTAACTTTCGTTATAAACAAAGTACAAGCTCTTTGCAGACCGCAAAGTGGAAGCGCGGAGATGATATAAACGACAGGCCGTGGTCTGTAAGGTATAATGAAAGCGACCAATTAGAGCGTTTTAGATCAACGCTTTACCATGAGTTAGGACACCATATACACCAAACATGGGGCTACAACTTTAAGGGAGAAACACGCTCTGGGTACTTTCTGCCAAAAATTGAAAGAATAATGCAGGGTAAAAGGTTAAAAGGAACTGGCCCTTCTCAGTATTCAGATACAAACGCTAAAGAATGGTTTGCTGAAAACTTCAGCGCTTGGGCTAGGGGTAGAAGTGATCTAGCAGCTCCAAGATTTAACAAGTTTATAGAAAAACTAGCGAAAGGAGTTGATGTTGATGACATCTAAAGAAGATATTAGAAAACAGATAGAAGCTTTGCTTGAAATAGATACATGGAACGATAAGCAAGAGAAAGAATTTAATGATCTGTCAGAGAGGTATCCAGAAGAGTCTCAGGATGATACGGATTTCCTTGAATGGATTGGTGAAGCTTCCTTTTTGAAGCTTGTCAATCCACAACCTTGAGTATAAACTTGTAAACCCATCAGCGTAGACAACGCGAAATAGTTGGTTAGCCGACCACATAAACAAAGCTGTTTAGAGGATTCCATTATGACTGATGGTTCAAGCCAAGCAGATCGGATAAACGAAGCTCTACAAGCTCTTGATCAAAGTCTTGATAATGATTTAGAGGCTGTGGAAGCGGCTATAAAAAAAGAGCAGATTCGCAGGGATGTGTTTACGACTGAAGATGAGGCTCAGGAAAGGGCTGAAGAAATAGGCTGTACTGGCACTCACTCGCACGACGAGGAAGGCAAAGAGGTTTTCATGCCTTGCGCTACACATGAAGAATACATAGAGCGCACAGGAACTGATGTGGCTGAAGATAGCCAATCAAAAGAGGAGTACATAGATTTTCACTCCGAAATAAAAGCGTATGAAGATGATGAGGATGAAGAGCAAAAGGGAACCTTTGAAGGCTACGGCTCAATATTTAACAACAAAGACCTTGGCAATGATGTTGTTGTTCAGGGTGCTTTTAGCAAATCACTGAGAAGAACAGGAGCAAAAGGCGTAAAGCTTCTGTATCAACATAAGTCAGATATGCCCATTGGGGTATTTGAATCCATCAAGGAGGATGAGCAAGGGCTAAAGGTTAAGGGAAAATTAGCTCTAGGAACACAGGCAGGGAGAGAAGCCTACGAATTAATGAAGATGGGCGCTTTAGACGGGCTATCTATTGGCTTTCGGGTATCACCAAAAGGTCAAGAGTATAACAGTCGCAACAAAAGGCGTTACATCAAAGAAGTAGAATTGATGGAGATAAGCCTCGTAACATTTCCGATGAACCCTAAAGCTAGGATTCGTTCGGTCAAAGGCGATGAGCTTTCTATCAGAGAATGGGAAGGTGGAATGCGTGATGCTTTTAGCTTATCCCGTTCAGAGGCCAAGGTTGCAGCGAAAGCTGTACACAAGGCTTTCAATCAGCGAGAGGCTGAGTCCATAACCGAGAATAACGCTGTAAATGCGCTTAATTCTTTAACAAATAAACTTAAACACTTGTAGGAGACTATTATGTCGGATGACGTAAAGAATGCAGTCTCAGAGATGGGCGAAGCTTTTGAAGAATTTAAAAAGGCTTACGACCAGAAACTTGAGAATGTATCTAAAGGTGTTGCTGATCCATTACTTGATGGGAAGATTGAGAATATTGAATCTAAGTTAGATTCTTTGGAAGCAGTCAACCAGCAACTCGTCCAGCAAAAAGCACACGCAGAAAGGATAGAAGAGCAGATGGAGCGTATGGAAACTGCGCTACGACGCCCTGCTTCTGGCTTTGACGCGAAGCAAATTGATGAAACTCAGGAAGCTTGGGATAAGTATTGCCGTAAAGGTATTGAAAATCTTGAGCCAGCCGAGAAGAAAGCCCTTACTGTTAGCAATGACAGCACTGGCGGATATCTTGCTCCTCCTGAGTATGTTCGTGAAATTATCAAGTCGGTAACAGAAATTTCACCAATCCGTTCAATTGCCCGTGTTCGTAGCACAGCGCAAAGATCAATTCAGGTTCCAAAGCGTACTGGTCAATTCGCGGCTGCGTGGGTTGCGGAATCAGGTACTCGTTCAGAGACTACTGGCTACACTGTTGGTCTGGAAGAAATACCAGCCCATGAGCATTACGCCCTTGTAGATATTTCTGAGCAGGACTTGGAAGATACTGTATTTGATCTTGAGGCTGAAATGCAGTCTGAGTTTGCGGAGCAGTTCGCAAAAGCAGAAGGTACGGCTTTCGTCAGCGGTGATGCGGTTGGCAAACCAGAAGGATTATTGACTAACTCAAGCGTTAGCTCAGTAAACTCTGGTCATGCTTCAACCTTGTTAGCTGACGGCCTAATCACTCTTGTTCATAGTATTAAGAGCGAATATGGAAGAAACGGTACATTTGTATTCAACAGAACTACTTTAGCGGCCATACGAAAGCTGAAAGATACTGCTGGTCAGTATGTATTTCAGGCGGGTATGAACCTTCAAGGTGGCGCTACGAATACAATCCTTGGATATGGCTATGTTGAAGCAACAGATATGCCTGATGTTGGAGCTGGTGCAAAGCCTGTGGCTTTCGGTGACTTCCGTCGTGCATATATGATTGTTGATCGTGTTGCCCTTGCTGTCTTGCGTGATCCTTTCACACAAGCAACATCTGGCAACGTGAGATATGTAGCTAGACGCAGGGTTGGTGGGCAAGTTGTATTGCCTGAAGCAATAGTCAAGCAAAACATATCAGCTTAGGAGGCAATATGAGAGACTTAGCAAATAACATCTCTGTCGCTCAATCATTAGCCCCTGCGGTTCGTACTGCCGATGCCAATGGCACAGGTATTGATCTGCAAGGCTTTGAGTCAGCAACTATTGTTGTAGACACTGGCGCGGAGGGTGTATCCCTTAGTGGCAGCGTTAAGATTGACTTCATTCTGGAAGAGTCTAGTGATGATAGCACTTATACTGCTGTTACTAGCTCAACTGCTGTTACTGATGGTACGGTAGATTCCAGTGGAATATTCTTGACGCTTGACGCTGATGCGGAAACGCCTCAAGTGGCATCTATTGGTTATGTTGGTGGAAGTCGTTACGTTCGTGTAACTGCTGATTTTACTGGCTCTCACAGCACTGGCACTGCCGTTGCTGCAACAGTCATTAAAGGTCATCCACGACACAACACTGATGCAGACAGTAGTTCTACTGTATAGGTAGCTTAATGGTGAGGGGGGCTATGCTCCCCTTGCTTTTATGAGGTAATCGCATGAAAACATATAAGATTTTAGTTCCTAAACCCGCTGCGGTTAATGAGATGGGAACCGAAGTAGGTCTTTATTCTGCTGATGACATGGTTACTCCGAAAGGCGAATGGCAGAAAGACATTATGGATGGTTTCGTTGAAAACGGTTGGGCTATGGAAGTCAAAGCCATACAACCGGAAGAGACTGTAACTATTGAAGCTGAAGTATCTGTTACTGAAGAAAAGGCAGAGCCGGAAGCAGAATCAGAAGAAGCTCCAAAGAAAAAAAGAGGCAGACCTAAAAAAGACGCAGAGGAAGCTGCAGAAGAGGATTAAGCAATGGTTGGCATCAAGGATGTAGCTAACAATCTTGATACCCATGAAAAGGTTTGCGCGGAGCGATACAAAAGCATTGAGCGCAGACTTGAAGCGGGAAGCAAGCATTTTGATCGCTTAGAAAAGCTTATTTGGGGCATCTATGTTTTATTAATAACATCAGCCGTGTTACCTACAGTTATATCGGCTGCTGGCGGCTAAAAGAGGATGGCTCCATATGGCAACCCTTTTATTGGTGCAGGGTGATACAAAATCACAGGTACAGGCAACTCTAACAAGAGCTAATGATGGCAGTGTTGTTGATCTAAACACAGCAACCTCCGTTGTTATGCGGTTCAGAGCCGAAGATACAACTACCATTCTTGCAACACTCACAGGATCACAAGCAACATCAGGCGATTTCGCTAGCGGCATTGTTACCTTTGAGTTTACAGGCACAGACCTTAATGTAGACGCTGGAAACTACGAAGGCGAAATTGAAGTAACTTATAGCGCTGACTCAACAAAAGAGACTGTCTTTGAAGTAATACACTTCTTGCTCCGCGAGGACTTTGCTTAATGTCTGACGGAAAGCTCTCCGCCGCCCTTCTTAGCAAAAGGCTTAAATCCGCAATAATATCAAAGCGGTTAGTGGCTACAGCCATTCTTGGCGACTTCATATCTCGTATAACAAAAACTTTAGCGGATGCCTTTAGTGTAGCGGAGTCCTTATCTATTGGGTTCGGTAAAAAGCCTTCAGATACAGCAACAACCTCGGATAGTGAGCAAAAAGCTGTAGGTAAGGCGTTAAGCAATACATCCGTAGCAACAGATAGCCCATCCAAAGAGGTTGGCAAGCCCCTATCTAATACGGCTGCGGTAACTGATGACGACACGCTAGAGGTTGGGAAGAAGCCTTCAGATTCAGCGGTGGCAACAGATAGCGACCCTGTTTTCGCTATAGGCAAGAACATATCTGAAGGGGTAAACGTAACGGATGATGTTGACGGAAACCTATCAACTGCTGACGATCAAACGATTCAGTTTAATAAGAATACTGGCAACTCTGTAGCAGCTATTGATGTATTCAGCAGGGTTGTGGCTTATGCCAGAAGCATCGCGGATACAGGCTCCGTAAGTGACTCTCCATCAAAGGAGGCTGGCAAGTCAGTATCAGACGCGGCGGCAGTAACGGATGTTTTTTCATTCGTTCTTTCTCTTGGAATAGCCCCAGCAGATGCTCTATCTATAGCTGAAGAAGCGGTTTTTGCGGTACAGAAATCACTGTCAAATTCAGTTGGTATAGCAGAGTCGCATTCAATAGGGCTATCTAAGACATTTTCTGATACAGTTTCAATAACTGATGACGCTGATATTGAAGCTGGTCAAATAGAATCAGAAGGGGCGTCGGTAACTGATAGCTCCTCGCTTGCCTTTGGCAAGAACCCGTCAGATTCAGCGGGTGTAGCAGAATCCTTTGCTTACGGGTATGGGAAAGCAGAATCAGATGCGGCAAGCGTTAGTGATTCTCAGGTTATTGCAACAGCAAAACCTATTAATAATGATTTATCAGCGTCAGATAGTCCTGTAAAATCATTCGGTAAGGTGTTGGCGGAAACTCCGGCTCTTGCTGATAGCGGAAGTTTAAGGTCGCAAGGTTATTGCGATTTTACTTATTTTGACGAAGACTATGTGGGGGCATCCCGCTCATTCTAAATGGTGACTTAAATGATAAATGACCAAATAAAACTCTCTGGAAATTTAGATATTGTTGTTCGCGACTCAAGCGGAAACGTGAAAGAAGAGCGAAAAGAAAAGAACCTTGTTGTTACTGCTGGGCTTGGATACATAGCTAGCCGTATCAAAGATGCTAGTGCAACAGCTATGACTCATATGGCTGTAGGTAGCGGAACAACTGCTGCGGCTGCTGGTCAGACTGACTTAGTTAGCATATTGGGTTCAAGAGAAGCGCTTGATAGCACATCTGTTTCGGGTGCGGTAGTGACTTACGTTAGCTCATTTGAGGCTGGCGATGGAACTGGCGCTATTACCGAGGCTGGTATTATGAACGCTTCATCTGGTGGAACTATGCTGTGTCGTACAGTCTTTTCTGCTGTGAATAAAGCTGCTGATGACACCATGACTATTACATGGACTATTACATTATCAGCTTCTTAATTCGGCAGTAGGGCAATGACATGGCTACGATCACAACTAGGTCGGGGAAGGGTAGTCCGCTAACGAACACGGAAGTTGATGCTAACTTCACTAACCTTAACAGCGACAAAGTAGAATTAACTGATTTATCTGTTACGGATAGTGGTGGCGATGGATCGCTGGCCTACAACAACTCATCAGGGGTAATCACCTATACTGGGCCTTCTGCTAGTGAAGTCAGGGCGCATATTACTGCTGGTACAGGGGTTACATTTAGTAGTGGCGAAATAGCTATTGGTCAGGCTGTTGCGACTAACTCTAATGTAACCTTTAACAATATAATAGCTGCGGGAAACCTCACTGTTAATGGCACTACCGTAACAGTCAACTCTACGACTGTAACCGTTGATGATCCTATCTTTACGCTAGGCGGAGACTCCGCTCCTTCTTCTGATGACAATAAAGATCGCGGAATAGAGTTTCGGTGGCACAATGGCTCTGCTGCAAAGGTTGGATTCTTTGGTTATGACGATAGCGCAAGCGCTTTCACGTTCATACAGGATGCAACCAATAGCTCTGAGGTCTTCTCAGGAAGCGCGGGTAACGTAATCTTTGGGGCTGCTACCGTAAGCGGTCTTACTCTCGGAAGTACCGCTATCACCGCCACAGGCGCGGAAATCAATATTCTGGACGGGGTTACAAGTACAGCCGCAGAATTAAACATCCTTGACGGGGTAACTTCTACCGCTGCTGAACTGAATATTCTGGATGGAGTGACTAGTACCGCAGCAGAATTAAATGTATTGGATGGGATTACTTCCACCACAGCAGAACTGAACTACTCTGATGGCGTGACATCCAACATTCAAACTCAGCTAGACGCCAAGCAAGCCTCTGATGCTCAACTTACAGACGTTGCGGGGCTAACTCCTTCAGATAGTGGGTTTATCGTAGGAGATGGAAGCAATTTTGTTCTTGAATCAGGCGCTACGGTAAGAACTAGCCTCGGTTTGGCTATAGGAACGAATGTTCTAGCCTTTGATACTAACTTACAGGCGTTTGTTACCGCTTTTACTCTACCAACCTCGGATGGCACGTCAGGGCAAGCTCTTGTCACCAACGCTAGCGGAACGCTCTCATTCTCGGATGTAGACTCTCTACCTAGTCAATCAGGAAACAGTGGTAAATTCTTAACGACTAATGGAACGGCTGCAAGCTGGGGATCGGTTGATGCATTGCCAAGCCAAAGCGGGAACAGTGGTTATTTCCTTACTACTAATGGCTCTGCTGCCTCATGGTCTAACTTATTAGATGACCCTACGTTTACTGGCACAGTAACAATCAATTCCAATGAAGCGGTTACAATACCATCAGGAACTACAGCACAAAGACCTACTGCTGCAACAGGGATGCTTAGATATAACAGTACTCTAGGTAAAGTAGAATTTTATAACGGAAGCGCATGGTCAAATATTAATGTAGATCAAGCTTATACAAGAACAAACATAACAGCTACGTCAGGACAAACATCATTCAGCGTTTCCTACACGGTTGGCTATGTTGATGTTTATTTAAACGGAGTTAAGTTAATCATTGGTACTGATGTCACCGCAACGAGCGGGTCAGCTCTTGTTTTAGCATCTGGGGCAGCTACAGGAGACTTGCTTGAAGCTATAGCTTGGAATGCGGCGGATATATCACAACAGGCATATACAAAAACAAGCTTTACAGCGACAGCCAATCAGACAACATTCGCAGCGACTTACACCGTAGGGTTTGTAAATGTCTACTTAAACGGTGTTCTTCTGCTAGAGTCTACTGAATATACGGCTACGAACGGCACATCAATCGTGCTTGCTGCGGGTGCTGCGGTTAATGATTCGGTGGTTGTAGAAGCTTTTACGACATTTAGCGCCTCAAGCGCTCTTACTGTAACAAACAACCTATCTGATCTAAATAATGCCGCTACAGCTCTTACAAATCTCGGTCTTACTTCAACAGCAGCAGAGCTTAATATCTTAGACGGCGTTACCAGTACGGCTGCTGAATTAAATATCTTAGATGGTGTTACTTCAACTGCCTCTGAACTAAACATACTAGACGGGGTAACGAGTACAACGGCAGAACTTAATATCCTTGATGGCGTAACTGCAACTGCCGCAGAGATTAATCTTCTTGATGGTTACACTGATATAGGCTTTAAAAATATACCGCAAAATAGCAAGAGTGCTGATTACACATTAGTCCTTGCTGATTCTGGCAAACATATATTTCATCCTGTGGGTGATAATAATGCTAGAACTTTTACTATACCCGCAAACAGCTCGGTTGCTTACCCTATTGGAACAGCTATTACATTTATTAATATGGCTGCTGCAAATGTAACAATCGCTATTACAAGCGATACTATGAATTTGTCTGACGCAGGGACAACGGGGTCAAGAACATTAGCTCAGTATGGGTCAGCAACAGCAATAAAAATAACAGACACAAACTGGTTAATTTCAGGAAGCGGTTTGACATGAGTGGAATACATCAAACTGTTTTCCAGAATCAACGATCTTTTACTGCTGTTCCTGACGCGCCAACGATTGGCACAGCTACAGCAACAGGAGCGACAACTGCAACAATAGCGTTTACTGCACCAGCATCAGATGGCGGTTCAACTATTACTCAATACAGAGCTATTTCAACTCCTAGCGGTATTACGGCAACTTTAAATCAAGCTGGCTCTGGAACTATTAGCATTACTGGTTTGGCGGCTGAAACGGCTTACACTTTTACTGTTCGCGCTACTAATGCTATTGGCAATAGCTCAGAAAGTTCGGCTAGTAACTCTATTACTACGAATGCTGTTACGGGCCAACAAGCATATACATCTTCTGGATCATACTCGTGGGTTTGTCCCGCTGGTGTAACTTCTGTTTCTGTAGTTTGTGTTGGTGGTGGAGGAGGATGCGGTTTTTACAATGGAACGGGATATAATATGTACACTGGCGGCGGCGGTGGCGCACTTGCTTACGCTAATAACATAAGTGTTTCCGCTGGCTCAAGTTACGCAGTTGTTGTAGCTGGCTCTGTTTATACTGCTGCAACAGCAGCACAGCCTTCATCTTTTAATGGCACTTCTTGTAAAGCTGGTGGTGGAACGCAGGGTAGTTTTTCATCTGGCTCTGGCGGCGCTGGTGGCGCAGTATTAAATGGAACTGGCGGCAGCGGGGGTAATGGCGGTAGTTTAGGGTCTGCGGCAACAAACGGAGCAATATCTGGGGGCGGTGGTGCTGGAGGCTACTCAGGTAATGGTGGCAATGGCGGTACAGCATATCAAGGAGGCAATGGTTCTGCTGGGTCTGGCGGTGGTGGCGGTGGCGCTTCTGGAGGCGAAACTAACGCTAGAGGTGGCGGTGGAGGTGGTGTAGGTATTCTAGGAGGAACTGGTTCAGCAAATGGCGCGGGAGGCTTATATAACACAGGGGCTTCAGCGGGAGGTGCTGGCTCTGATGGCTCAGGTGTTCTTTATGGCGGTGGTGCAGATGGCGCGGCAGTTAGTGGTAGAGGTGCGGTTAGAATTATTTGGCCCGCTGCAACACGGGCATTTCCTAACACAGAAACAGGGGACGGATAATAATGGAATTGTATATTCGCATTGTTGATGGCAAGCCAGTTGACCATCCTATTTTTGGCGACAATTTTAAAGAGGCATTTCCTGATATAGATACAGATAATTTGCCATCAGAATTTGCTAGGTTTGAAAGAGTGCCTATGCCATCTTTGGTGTATGCAACATTAAACAAGCCAGAGCCAACATACGAATGGGATGGTGAGATTATTAAAGACGTTTGGGATATTACAGAATTTACGGAAGAACAAATTAAAGAAAAACAAGATCAAGTTAAAGCACAATGGGCGGAAAGTGAATTATCTTCTTGGGTATTCAACGAAGAGAAATGTGAATTTGAGCCACCTGTAGCCTATCCAAATGATGGTAGCTCTTATGTTTGGAATGAAGAAACAACTGCTTGGATAAAATTATAATCTTTAATTTAATAGATGATGATTATCCTTAAAAGCCATAGAGAAAAAGAGGTTTAGATATGGGCAGACCCAGAGATATAGCTGACAGTGCAAGCGTTATCAATGCTTTAGATGGTGTTACTGCTACTGGCGCTGAGTTAAATACCCTTGACGGTATAACTAGCACTACTGCGGAATTAAATATATTAGACGGAGTAACCTCAACCGCATCCGAGATTAATGTTTTAGATGGTGTAACGTCTACTGCCGCTGAATTAAACATTTTAGATGGTGTAACTGCCACGGCTGCTGAATTAAATAATTTAGATGCAGTAAGCCGAGGTTCTTTAATTTACGGTAATGCTTCTGCGGAAACAGCGATACTTACGAAAGGAACAGCTAATCAAGTTCTGACCTCAGATGGAACAGATATAGCTTGGGCTAATGCTGCAGCGGGAGGTACTAGCGGATGGGAATTTATTAGCACAACAACAGTATCTAGTGGGACAGCATTATCTGTAGATATACAGTGGCATAGTTCAATATCAACCTATAAACATTTTGTAATTTTGTTTGAGGCTCATAATCCGTGGTCAAATGGCGCGTATTTACAGGGTTATACACTGTATGGAAGCAACCATGACCCATTAACTACAAGTGGGGCTTATTGTTCTGAACGAACTCAAGGAGGCTCTACAACAAAAAGTAATACTGGTGATTATTTGGATATGACACAAAATACTTTTAGAAATACCAATGGTACGGCTTATGTTGGTCAAGTTATGGTAATTAATGCTAATTCAACTTCAATAAAAGAAAAAAGAATTATGGCAAGTTATGGCAGAAATCAAACAGGACAAGCATCAACACATTATAGATGTGATGCAGGGCATAGAAGTGATACTGCTCAAATTACTGGATTTAGATTTCATTGCGCGGGCGGGCAAACTGGCTATGACTGTACTCATGGAAAATTTCATTTATACGGAGTTATATAATGACGCAATATATTATTAAAAATAATGTTGCAGTAGAGGCTACCGCTGAAGAAATAAAGTGGATGGAAGAAAGAGAGGCAGCTATACCAACAATTTTAGCTAATACATTGCGTTCGCAAAGAAATGAATTATTAGCTGAAACTGATTGGATGAGTGGAAGTGACGTAACGATGGCTGATAATTGGAAAACGTATCGGCAAGCATTAAGAGACTTACCAACACATAGTAATTGGCCTAACCTAGAAGATAGTGATTGGCCTACTAAGCCGTAGATGAATTGGAGAAACCTAAATGAGCAAGGCAAGAGATTTAGCAAATCTAATAGCTTCAGGAAGCATATTAGCTGACGGCACATTAGCAAGCACAGAGATAGATGGTGTTACGGCATCTTCAGCAGAGCTTAACATTCTTGACGGGGTGACAAGTACGACAGCAGAGCTAAATATATTAGACGGTGTTACCTCATCGGCAGCAGAGCTAAGTATTCTTGATGGCGTCACATCTACAGCAGCAGAACTTAATATCTTGGATGGAGTAACTTCTACCGCTGCTGAACTGAACATACTAGACGGTGTTACATCTACTGCTGCTGAGTTAAATATATTGGACGGTGTTACTGCAAACGCTACAGAAATCAACAATTTAGATGCTTTGTCAAGAGGATCAATTTTGTATGGTAATTCTAGTGGCGCAACAGCCGTTCTAACTAAAGGCTCTAATGAGCAAGTTTTAACTTCAGATGGTACGGACATTAGTTGGGCGAATGCGGGAGGTGGCTCATTTACAGTCTCAGGGGGAAAACTTTTTGCTGGGGCATCTGCCGCAACATCAAGCATTGGTTCAAGCAATATTGTAGTTGGTAGTTATACTGGTGCTAATTTAGGAGCATCTGCAAACAACAATCTGGTTATAGGAAATAGCAGTCTTGCTCAGTCAAGCACAACATCTCCAGAAAGACTTCTATGTATAGGTAGTTCTGCTTGTAATAAAATGGGGTCGGGACAGCTTGACTCCGTTTATATAGGTTTTGAATCTTGTCAAGACGGAGGAACAGAAACGACAGGCACTCATAATGTCGCTGTTGGAAATCAAACTTTAAAAGCTGTATCCAGTGGAAGTTATAATACTGTTATAGGTTCTAGTGTTGGAGCAGAAATCACTGATGGTGGAAGCAATGTATTTATTGGCGGTGATGGAGCTTCTGGTTATAACAGTACAAGCGCAGGAAGCAATAATGTTGCTATAGGCGCAGGAACGGCTAACAACTGGCATGGTTCGGGGAATATACAAATTGGTAAAAGTAATGTTTTTCAAAACCTTACATCTACAAATCGTATATCAATAGGCACAAGTTTGGCTGGATATAACGCTGACCGCACAGTCTGTCTTGGAGACAACACAGGCCAGATATATGCTAGTTACGCCTCTTCAGCTTCTTGGACACAAACCTCTGATGAAAGACTTAAAAAGAATATAGCTGACGATAGTCTTGGTTTGTCATTTATTAATGATCTTAGAACTGTAACGTATAAGTGGAAACCGCTTGCAGAACTAGATGATTCTCTTATTAGAAAAAACCCAGTAACAGGTGAGTCTGTTCAGGGCGAAAAAGACACAGAACAAACTTTTCATGGTTTATTGGCTCAAGAAGTTAAAGCCGCAATGGATACTGCGGGATGCACAACTTTTGACGGATGGACTGAGGAAAGCGATTCAGGTATTCAAGGTGTATCCCGTGAGCAGTTTGTTATTCCTTTAATCAAAGCTGTTCAAGAGTTGTCAGCGGAAATAGTAAACTTAAAATCAAGAATATCAGATTTAGAGGGTTAACGGAGGGTCATCATGCTGGGAGAGGCATTACTAGCGATTAAAGCTTTAGATAGCGCTTTTGTAGTAGTGCAATCAGCTATAGCGAAGAAAAAAGAAGTTGAGGACATGGCCGGAGAGGTTGGAAGATTCTTTACGGCTAAGAAAAAGGTTGAGGAGCATATGAATAAAGCTCGTCAGGCTGGAAACGATGACTTAATGGTAGGTTCTGCGCTAGAGGAAGCAATCACGATAGATCAGCAAGAAGAGCGTATTGAGAGGATGATGGTTAAGATACGGGATCATTATTCGCGGAAAGGGCAGACCCATAGATGGGTAAAAATTAAAGCTGAAGCAGCCAAAATTGAAAAAAAACGCAAAGAGAAGAAAAACAAAGAAGCTCAAATGAAAAAAGAATCAAAAAAGCAAGATGAAATATTAATTGAGCAGCTTGCGAAAACCTTTTTATCAGTTATCGGAGTGGTAATTTTTGTCTTTGGTGTAGCTTTTTTAATATTTGGCTCAGGAATAGAATAATTAAACGCAGCAGCAAATACTTGTCTAGGGAGGCAAAAAATGAAGGTTGATCCGGTTTTGTTGAATATGGGGTGTCGTTACGCCTCTCTTGCTTATGATGATAAAATACCCGATACCATCAAGGTTGAATCTAAGGTTACATCCACAACAGCCTTTATTGCCAAACGCAAATCTATTGATGTAATAAGCTTTAGAGGCTCCCAGCAAGCGACTGATTTCTTTTTTGACGGGTTCGCAATACCAATGCCCTTTGAGGGACGTTTGTGTCATGGCGGCTTTGTGCTTGCCTTAAAATCCGTATGGTCTGACATAGCTCATCTCATTGATTACAACAAAAGAACTCTCATCACTGGACACAGCCTTGGCGGTGCTTTGGCTGAACTAACAGCCTTAAAACTACACAAAAAACACGATTCTTTAAATCTAGTAACTTTTGGCAAGCCAAACACGTTTTTTAAGGGCTTTAAGCGCCCTCTGGGGCTTGATAAGCAATATTCTGTCGTGCATGGTAGCGATATGGTTGCTAGGATACCGAGGCTCTTATACGGGCCTTCATGCAGCCAAAACCAAATATACTTTAGCAATAAAGGAAATTGTGTAATTGATCCAAGTAAAGATTTTAAGCGCAAAGATTTTTTATCTGAGCCGGATGAGGCTGTTTCGGATCATATGATGGACGGTTATAAATCTAGCGTAAAATCATACATAAACGAGCAGACGCGCAAATAACCTAGAGAGGTAATGATATGAAGGCACTTTTAATAACAGCTATAAGCATTCTGGCTATGACGGGATGCACAACAGTGGAGCAAGTAAGGGAAGCCAAAGGACTGTACTGCTCTGGAATCTATAAGGGAATGAGGGCTGTCGGTAGAGGGGCTTTATCAGCGACTACAGGTGTAATCGTGCCGGACGTATGCGATACCATTGATGTTATAGTAGATGCTGAAACAAGCGAGGATTCTAATGGCGGGTCTAACGGTAACAACAGCGGCAACGACTGAAGCGCTGTCAGAAACAAACATACGAGACTATCTCAGGGTAGATCAAGATACTGAGCTAGGAATTCTGCATATCTTGAGAAAGGCAGCGAGAGAGTTCTGTGAAAACTACACAGGCAGAAAGCTACTTAGTCAAACGCTAACCTTATCTATTGATGCTACCAATGATATCTATGATCCATTGTGGGAAGGAACAAGAATAGGCCCGTACCTAAACTTTAACAAAGATTATATTGCTCTTCCTACTGCGCCTGTTCGCTCTGTTTCTTCTGTTAAAACCTATGATGACAGCGACAACGCAACAACAATGGCGTCAACTCGCTACTATGTTGATACAGCCAGAGAGCCAGCTAGAGTGGTCTTGAGAACAGGAGAGACTTGGCCTCATGCTTTGCGTGTCGCCAATGCAATAGAGATAGAGTTCTTGGCGGGTTATGCAACTCCGGCTGATATTCCTCATGCTCTAAAGGTTGGGATGCTGCAACATATCTCTTACCTTTACGACCAAAGAGGGGACATGACTGACGGAAACACAAACTTGCCGCCCATGATTCACAAGCTTTACCAGCCATTTAAGCTTATCGGGGGTCTTGGTACTAGCTCATTTGGGGCTTTGGGGTAGGCTATGAGTCAGTTTTCAGTAGGGGCTATGCGGGAACAGATAACCGTTCAAAACCAGACTAGAACGGCTGACGGGGCTGGAGGCTATGCGGAAACGCTAGTTACTAACTTTACAACCTTTGCTTCAGTTAAAACTAAGATCGGCAGGGAGCAAGTAAAGCAAGGACAACTACAGGACAGAAAGCAATTTGAATTTGTTATACGGTACAGGTCAGACAAGAATATAACTGCTGCAAACCGCATACTATGGGGTACTAGGGTCTTTCAGATTAGAAGCGTTGTAAATTACAACGAAAGAAATAAGTATTATGTGATAACCGCAGAGGAAAATGTCGCGGCATGATTAAGAATAAAGCCCAGTTTATCAAAAGCTTAGAAACTAAGATGGCTCATAGGCCGGAGCAGAACATAAGACGGGCTATGGCTAAGTCAGGAATGCTTGTTCGCAATGAGGCAATTGATAGCATTCTTAGGGGCGTAAAAACTGGTGAAATGGTTACTCGGTATAACCCAACAAGGCAGCATCAAGTATCAGCGGAAGGGGAAGCTCCAGCTTCAGATACAGGACGTTTGGCTAATAGTATTGCTCACGATGTTATAAAAGAAGGAAACAGCTTTATAGGTCGCGTTATAGCTTCAACCGAATACGCAATTCATCTTGAGTTTGGCACTAATAAGATGGGTGCTAGACCATTTCTCAGGCCAGCATTACATGAGAGTAGCAAGAAGATACGCAATATATTTATGAGAGAAGGAATAATAAATTGACAGTCGGGCAGTTTCCTCTACAAACAGCGCTGTTTTCTAAGTTAAACAGTGATAGCAACCTAACCTCAACGCTTGGCGCGGGGGTGTATGATGATGTGCCACAAGGCAGCGCTTACCCGTTTGTGCAGATTGGCGATGATACAACAAGGGATTATTCTACAAAGGATGTAGATGGAAGCGAGACAACTATTAGCATTCATGTCTGGAGCAGAGGGCATGGAAGTATGGAAACAAAACAGATAATGGACAGAATACATACTTTATTGCATGATGTATCTCTATCCGTGACAG